CACCGCGTTGACAGATAACACCAGGTCACTAAACTTTGTGTCGTACTTGCACACGTCAGACTCTAGCCTTGCCAACCTCGACAGCATTTCAGGCAGCCTGCGCCGCTCTTGAAACAATTCCGCTGACTCTGGGTCGTCATTGTGCCTAGGGGGTACCACTAAACATTCCCGTCCGCATTTGTTCAGCAAGTTCTACTGCGCGGCCTTTGACTTGTTTTGCCCATTTGCTTTGCAGCATGGCGTCACCGGCATTGTCAAAATCACCATGCTCTATAAGTCCGAGCGTGCGCTTAAACTTCATAAGCCCAGGGATACCCAAATTAAAAGACATGTTAATAAGTACCGCCTGCCTTGCCTCATTAAGCCTGATAATCCAGGGAATACGTTGATAAAGCTCTTTAGTATCATTAGCAACTATCGATTTCAATAACTGTTCGGCTCTAACTTGTGATACGCCAAGCGTTTTCATTGCTTGTAAGTCATGCTCTGAAAGTCTAAGCGGATTAGCGGAAAGTGAATACCCATAACCAATAGTCAATACACCTTCTGAGCAATAATACGGATGCGAGCGGAATCCTTCATGCCGTTTTAGTTGAGCAATGCCTTCTGGACTCATAACCCAAGCTTTCCCGTCGATCCGGTTGTAATATAGATATTAATAGCCCCCAGTAATCCTGCTGATGCTTGAATCAAGTCAGGCGTTAATATTGCCGCCAAGCCGGGTACAAACGAAGAAGCTACCCCGGCTCCAGCAACGGCCAAATTCAAATAATTCTGAAAGACCTTCCATGCCTTTGGTTCTGCAAAAGCTTGCCCGGCCTTCAAAACATTAATTATCGACATTATTTTATTCCTTTCTATGGTTTCTGACATTACAATGTTCCAAATGGATGATACTCTCTTTTAGCTTTGATATAGGCGGCATGTGCATCTTCTTCCGTAATAAAATGACCAAGATTTATTTGCTTACCGTTTAATGTTATTGTAGCCCTAAATTTTTTCCTGTCTATTCTCCAATCAACCCCTAATAATCTTGAGCTGTTTACTTTTTTTGATTTTTGGTTTTGGTTACCTTATATCTCTTGATTTTTTTTGGTAACTAAGATATTATATAAAAATGTATTATATTTATTTGACAACCAATATTGTAAAAAGAATTATAAATTTTTATTAACAAAAAAAATAGATTTAGAATATTATTCAGAAAAGATAAAATTATGCAGAATAAATATACCTGAGGGGAAAATATAAATGATATTAACCGGTTCGCAATTTGCAAAATTTATGGGAACATCAAGACAAAATATTTATAAACTTGTAAGAAATGGAAAATTAACCAAAGATGAAAATAATAATTATTGCATGGACAATGAATTAAATTTGCAATATTGCCTTAAACATTCAAAAACCATATCAGAAATAAAAGAGTTTGTCTTGGCCGTGTCGGAAAAGAAAAACAAAAAAGATATAGTTCGCCCAGTGCCGTCTATCGTCCAGGAAGAAAAAATACAGAAAAAAGAAAAAGTTCTCGAAACGGTCGGAAAAGAAAAAATTAAAAAAAATATTATTTCCGAGAAAAAAAAATCAAAACGAGCAATACCAGAACCAACAAATCCCGGAATAGAAATTATCCCTGAAATAACAAACGATGAAAATATTGAAGACATGACCGGAGACCAATTTGAAAATATTACAGGACTACCTCAAAAAATGATGAACATGAGTTTGAAAAATTTGATAATACGATATGGGACTCAAACCATGCTTGAAAAATATGTTAAGATTTTAAATATGCTTTTTCAAAGTGCGGAAAGGGATAATAAAATAAATGAAAGACAAAATCTACTGATCCCAAAGGAATTTACTGAATCAAAGTTGTTTTTTTATCTTGAAATTTTAAACAATAGATTACTTGATTATCCAGAAAATATTATTGATAAAATAATTTCCTTCACGTTATCGGATAAGGAAACGGCAAGAATAAAAGCATTGACTCAAATGAGAATAGATATTGAAACTTTTATAAATGACACAAAAAATAAAATTGATAACGAAATAAAAAATATAAAAGACAAATATCAAAAAGAGAACGACAATGATTAATCCTAATTTAAATCAATTGGAATTTATTCAAAATCAATTTAAAAAATTAACTTCAAAAAAATCAATAATTTTACCGAGTCAATATGTTGAAAGTGTTAGATATTTGGATAAAGAAATTTCTCCGGCTCTTCCGGGATTTTATCGTTTTGATAATACGCCATACTGGAAAGAACCGCTTGATATGTTAAGTCCCTTATCCGATGTTCAGGAAGTTGTTATAGTCAAGGGTGTACAAATAGGATTCAGCACAGGAGTTTTGGAAAATATCATTGCATATAATATTGGCTGTGATCCTAAGCCGCAATTATTTATAACAACTGATAAAGAATTGATGCAAACAACGATGGAAGTTAAGATTGAAAAAATGATAGACTCTTGCAATCTAAGAGATAAAATATTTTCACAAACAAAACAAAAATCAAAAAAAACAGGCGATACGACTTTTAAAAAGCAATATGTCGGCGGGTATTTAACCGGAATCGGATCACAAAATCCAGGTAAACTTAGATCAATGACGTATCCAGTAATTCTTATGGACGAACTTGACTCATTTCCGCTAAAATTAAAAGGGGAAGGGAATCCTGTAACTATTGCCAGTCATAGAGCCGATTCAGTCGGAGACAAACGAAAAATATTATATGGATCAACCCCTTTAATTTTACAATCTAGCAAAATATGGGAACTTTTTTTAAAAGGGGATCAAAGATATTTTTTTGTTCCTTGCAAATTTTGTGGAGAAATGCAAATTCTTAAATGGCATGGCGTTACAGAAGACGGCAAACAATATGGAATTGTTTTTGAAGTCGAAAAAGGCAAACCAATTCATGAAACTGTCGGGTACAAATGCCCTTATTGTGAAAAAATAATGAAAAATCATGATAAATCAATAATTTTTGAAAAAGGAGAATGGCGACCTACAAAAAAAAGTGAAAAAAGAGGATTGGTAAGTTATCAAATCTCAACTCTATATTCTTCGCCGGCAATGTTTCCCTGGGAAAAGATTGTTGAAGAATGGTCGGCTGCATGGGATATTGAAAAAAATAGACTTCGAGATAAAGAAAAATATAGAGAATTCAGAAATTTAATGCAAGGCTTACCTTATGAAGAAATGGGGCAATCCATAAAATCCGAGCGTGCGCAATTACATCGGAGAGGAATTTACTTAAAAAATCAGATACCGAATTCAATAATAATCCAGGAAACCGGATCCCCGATATTATTTACAACAGCAGCAATCGACTGTCAAAAAAATAATATTTTTGCTGATATAAAAGCCTGGGCGCAAAATGGAATTAACTATACACTTGATTTTTTTTCTATCGAAGGTGAAGTCGAAAAATATAATTCGGCATTATGGCAGGAACTTGATAAATTATTAACAACAAAAACATGGATTGCGGACGATGGGAAAATATATAAAATTAATCAAACGGTTATAGATTCTGGGCATTATACAGACTATGTTTATGAATTTTGTAAGCAATATTCCGGTGGTGTTTATGCCGTTAAAGGGCGCGATTTCCTCGAAGGCGGAATAACCTTTAAAAAATTTTCAAAAGAAACTCTCGACAAAGCAGGGCTTCCGATCGCGTTTCTTGTTAACACAACAAAATTAAAAGATCATATTGCGGTCATGTTGCAGAAATTACAATGGGATTCAGGACAATTGCAACCTCCATTTTATCCTAATTTTCCTGAAGACATGCGCGACGATTATTTCAAAATGTTCGAATCTGAAAGCAAAAAAGAAATAATTGACAGTGTTACGAATAAGTGGATTAAAACTATTTGGATTCAAAAACATGGATCGGAAAATCACGCCTTCGATTCTTTCTGTTATTCATTGAGTAATGTCGAAATTTTAGCCGATGCGGTTTGTAGAAATTACCTTGAATTACCGGCATTGGATTGGACTCAATTTTGGGAATTCGCAAAACAAGGATATTTTTATCAAGAGCCAGACAAAAAATAAAAATAAGTTGTCAAAAAAAAATAAATAATATAAAATATCATCGGGGGAATAACTATATGGCATTAATCGATTCCGATAATGAAACCACAAATCAAACTTCCCTTGAATATTATCAAGATGAACTCAAAAATTCCCGTGTTCTACTTTTTGAATTAAACAAAGCAATTTTAGCAATTCTCAAAGGCGGGCATCATTCATATCAAATCAATACAGGACAAAATTCTCAAAACGTAACACGTGAAAATATAAACGATGTTATAAATCAAAGAGACTGCCTATTATATCAAATTTCACAATTAGAAAATATGTTGGGAATCCGTGCGGTGGTAAAACATGTAGTGCCGGGGTGGTAAAAATTGGTTCAAATAAATAAAATTGACGGTAAAAATATTATTAAAATAAATCCAGAGTCACGAAGCGAAAGCATAAGAACTAATTATTTTGTTCAAGATATTGTTCAATCAATTTTTAATGGCGATAAATTTTATGAAAGTTTTGGGAGTACTCGTGATTTTACTTTCGTGGATTATTGGACTTTGCGAAAACGATCAATGCAACTTTTTGATGAAAATTTGTATGCAAAAGGAATAATTGAACGAATTATTCAAAATGAAATTCACAAAGGGTTAAATTTAGAGGCAAACCCAATTCCAAAAATTATAGGGCTTAACGAAGACGAATCTCTTAATATTGCCGAAGATATAGAGACAGACTGGAATTTATGGGCGGGCGATCCACTACAAGCAGATTGGCAACAATCAGAAACTCTTGGAGAAATTCAATCAAAAGCGAGAATGACAGCGTTATTATCAGGCGATGCCGTCGTTGTTTTGAGATCAAATAGAATTACAGGACTCCCGCAAGTCGAAATTATTGACGGCTCAAATGTCCAATCGCCATTAAATTATACTCCACGAAATGGTAATAAAATTTGTTATGGCGTCGAAATAGATCAAAATAAGCGCCATGTCGCATATCACGTTCAAATTGAAAATTTAACCGGCGGAGTCGAATTTAAACGGATTCCTTGTTACGGTGAAAAATCAGGGCGTCGAATTTCCTGGATGATTTATGGCGGAAGAAAAAAAATAGATCAAATTAGAGGTATCCCGATACTTGCGTGCGTCCTTTATTCTCTCAAAGAAATCGACAGATATCGAGATTCGGAACAAAGGGCAGCCGTCATAAATGCAATGTTACCGTTATTTATTCAAAAAACTGAAAAAGTTCAAGGAAGTATGCCTTTTGGTCAGGGGGCTATTCAGAAAAAAACAATTGAATTAACAAACCCAGATACGACAAGGCAAACTCTTAATATTACGAAAAACCTTCCAGGAATGGTCATGGACGATCTGGCCTACGGCGAAGTTCCGACAAGTTTTGACACAAAACGCCCCAATGTAAATTTTAAAGTATTTGAAGAAACGATAATTAATGCTGTTTGCTGGGTAATGTCTACTCCGCCCGAAATTATGAGAATGTTATATCAAAATAATTTTTCAGCAAGCCGGCAAGCAAATAATGATTTTAATATTTTTCTACAATATCGATTTTGGAAATTTGGAATTGAATTTTTACAACCGATTTACAGAGAATTTTTTATCGCCGAAGTTTTATATGGATTAATTAAGGCTCCAGGATTATTAGATGCTATAAATTCAGGAAATTCAAAAATTATAAATGCCTGGCTAAATGCAGAATGGACAGGATTGAGCCGTCCATCTGTAGACTTACTAAAAGATGTAAACGCAGCCGAAGGAGCATTGAAATTAGGCATAACAACTTTTGATCAACAATGCAGGAAAATTTCAGGCATGCCAGCAAGAACAATTTTTCAAAAACTGGCAAGCGAAAAAAAGGTCTTAAAAAAATACAACCTTGTTTCAAGCGTTGATGAAAATTCGCTGGGAGAGCCGGTACAAGAAAGCGATCAAAATATTCAAACGGCAAAAATAAATAATAAATTAAATCAATTGGAATTAAAATTTGATGATATTTTAGGAAATATGACAATGGAGGCGTAAATTATGTTGCAAAATTATACATTGACCCAGGGATTTTGGAAAAAAATATCAACGGCAGGTCAAACAGGCACGGCATGGCTAAAATCCGCAAATGGATTTAACGCTAAAATATTAATTTCACATACGGCAACGCCACAAAATCCAGACGATGATATTCTGGTCGGCGAAGAAATCGATTTAGATATTGACGCTGCATATTTATTACCCTGCAAAGGTATAAGTAATTTTTTAACAGCGGATTCCGAAAACGATATATTTTATGCAACTTTGAGAAACCCAGGGAAAACTTGTATCATAACTGCCGATTTTGCGGCGTTGTAGGAGAAAAAAATGGCAATTGGAATAAATAAAAATTATACAGAAGACATGAAATCCGATATTGACGAAAACCTTGACACTATTTCAGAAGTTCTTGAAGATGTTGAAGAAATAGACAGACATAATCATCATTTTGAAAAATGGTTTGAAACAGCGGCAAGCGCAAGCGGCGAATTACATGTTGCTGATAGAATAGGATCAGGCGGTGGAGCATTTCAAATCGACGCAGGGAATGATACCTGGGGCGCATGGGCGCAAATTTTGGGATCAGGCGATACGCCGACCGAACTGCAAAAAACAAAATTTGATTTTCATGAATTACAAATTACGGCAGCTGAAAGGACAGCATTATATTATATTCAAATCGCATTCGGAGAGACAGGGGATTCGGCACTAGCAAATAATCGATATACAGAAACGCCATTCGAGCCTCAATCGGTTGCGGGAAAACCGGATTATATCGAAATCAGGTCGGAACAAATTAATGTTAAAGAAAAAGTCTGGGCAAGATGCAAATGCCCGGGTCAAAATACAGCAACGCTTAATTTACTTTTTGGAATTCACGAATATTTAGAATAAAATTTCCTGTTTGGGAATAAAAAATAAAAACCGTTTTCAAAGCGGTTAAAAAAAAAGGTGGTTAATATGGGAATCCGCACACAATTACAAGGCATTGAAAATTTACTTTTCAAAGTCGAAGATTTTGGCGTTTCATGGTTTGTCGATGGTACTAATGGCAGCGACACTTATTCAGGACTTGATTGGGATCATGCAAAAGCAACAATTCAGGCGGCAGTAACGGCAGCAAGCGCAGGAGACAAAATTTTTATTGCGCCAAAACTTATGGCGGCGGGCGCAACCGATCCAAATTCTTATGCCGAAACAATTATAATTCCAGCAACCCATTCAAATCTTGCGCTTATAGGCGTTTCAAGGGGCAGAACTCAAGCGGGACTTCCACAAATAAAAAAAGGATCAGGCTCAACAGCGCAAATTACTATCAGAGCGTGCGGATGTCTTATCGCAAATCTTGGAATTAACGGCGCAGGTGCGACTGGTGGCGGTATTTTGCTAGACGATGATGGAACTACAAAAACCGCGCTCGGCACTACAATTATCGGGTGTCATTTCAAAAATTGTAAAGTTTCGACAACCGATGGACGCACGGGCGGCGCTATAATGTGGTCTGCAAATGGCGGAGCATGGCAAGTATTAATAAAAGGCAATAGATTCTACAACAATGTTGCGGACGTTGTTCTTATTGGCACGGCGCAAACTGTTCCTCAAGATGTTGTCATTGAAGATAACGAATTTTCAGGCACTGCAGCAAGTGTTGATGTGAATCTTTACCTTGCCGGCGGATCAGGCATGAACGGAGTTGTTATAAGAAATAATGTTTTTGGACAATTACCGGCGGTCGGTTCAGGATCAGTCGTAAGATATGTCGACATGACAGGATGCATTAACGGAATGTTTGTCGATAATGTTTTCGGATGCCAAACAAATACCACCGGCGGAACAAAATTAACATTTAAGGCTTCCGGTACGGCTGCAAAAATCCCAGTAACCGTCCATGTCGCAAGATGTTACGGACAATCGATCACTACGAGCGAAAGCGGAGAAATCACAATTGCATAAAAATATATTTATATTAAGCGGGCTTTTAATAGCCTGCTTAATTTCTATATTTTTATTATTATTTTTTCAAAAACAATATATTTCTCAGATAACAAAAAACAATGACAAGTTATTAGCAGATTTAAGTTCTGATTTAAGCGATAGGGCAAAAGAAATTGAAGATTTGAAAAACAATCCTATTATAAAAACAGTAACAAAAACAATCACCAAAGAAATTTTAAAAACTATTCCGGACAAAGAAAAAGACGAATTAATTATAAAATTCCAGGATGAAAATAATAATTTGCGAATACGGATTGATGTTTTGAATAAAATAATAGATTCAGACACATCAACAATCGAAACATTAAAAGCAAGCCTAGAAAAAACAAATATTATTTTAAAAAATCGATTTATTCCTAATTGGGGCTTCAATTTTGCCATTATGGGTGGCGTGGATCAAAAATTGAATATTGATTGTTATGGAATAATTACGGCTCGAAAATATTTTTTTGACGGGCATTTTTATTTTGGTTTTGGAGCCGGTTTAAAATTTTACGACAAATGGGGCGGAGCCGGAATTTTGGAAATAGGATTTACTTTTTAAAAAAAACAAAAAATAAAAATAAGTTGACTGAAACTTATAAAAAATGTAATATAATTACGGGAGGGGATTTTTTTATGGCTAAAAAAATTCTCATTGAGGGCATAATTGGCTATGATATTAACGAAAATCAAATCAGAGCACAACTTGAAGAAGCGAACGGCGAGCCGATTGACTTAGAAATTAATACTCCGGGCGGATTCGTTTTTAATGGCATAACAATTTTTAATCTTATCAAAAATTATTCACAAAATAAAAACAATATTACAGCAACGATCACGGGGCTTGCTGCGTCAATGGGTTCTTATATCGCCCTTGCCGCTAATAAGGTAATCGCTTATGATAATGCAATTTACATGATCCACAATGTCCAATCGATTGCAATTGGCGATTATCGGGAACTTCAAAAAGAAGCCAAAGAAATTGAGTCATTAACAAATCTTTTGGCAAATGCTTATGTTTCAAAAACCGGAAAAACAAAAAAAGAAATCAGAAAAATGATGGATGATGAGTCATTTTTTCATGGTCAAGAAATGAAAGACGCTGGATTTGTCGATGAAATAATAAAAACTACGTCCGAAAATCCAGAAGATAAAAATATAACAATGACTTTAGTTCAAGGCAGAATAAAAGATTGTTTTTCAATTATTTCAGAGTCCAAAAGAGCGAAAGAGGACATTAAGAAAGCAGCTTCGCTCATAGACATCACTGCACTACAAGATAATCCTGAAAAAAAAGAAGAACAAATTGATAAAAAAACAGACATTTTGCCAGAAAACAAAAAAACGGAGGTAAAAAAGAAAATGGAAATTAAAGACTTAAACGAATTTAAAAATTCATACCCTGAGATTTTTCAGGAAGCCGTAAATCTTGGCATAAGCCAAAATAAAGAGCAAGTAAAAGCGCATATAATTCTCGGAAAACAAACAGGCGCATTTGACAAAATGATTGAATTTATTGAAACTGATAAAAATGTTTCTGAGCCGACCGTTATAGCGGAATATATGGCGACCGGAATGAAGAATCAAATGAAAAACGCAAGATTAGAGGATAATGTTGCGCCTCTAAAAACTCCCGAAAACAATCAGGGCGAAATTACAAAAGAAGACACTGAAAAAGAAACAGCAAAAATGAAAAAAGCATGGGGGGTAAAATAATATGGCAAACATGACAGCGACTACTTACACGCCTGGCGATGGAGTTAGAAAAGTTCAACATTCCGAACAAGCACTATTAACAAGCGCGGGAGCGGTAACAACTTATAGGCTAACCCTATTAGGGCGCGTTACATCCGGCGGGAAATATTGTCCTTATGCTTCGAATGATAGCCCAACAGGTGCAAATATACCAGTTGCAATTTCATTAAGTGAAGTTGTTTCAGACGGTGCAGGCGATGATGTATGTGGAATTCTTTTGGCTGGCGAAGTCGAAGAATCCAAAATCAGAATTCACGGTGGCACTGTAGGCGCAAATATCACCGAAGCAATCAAAGATCAGTTGAGAACTATGGGTATCATAGTCACGGATTCGGTTGATTGCAACGTTCTTGACAATAATTCATAACAGGAGGAAAAAATAAAAAATGGCAAGTGATAAAAGAACTGCTTATCTTGAAGCATACAAACAATTAGCAAATTTTATACCGTTTTTATCATCTTTTTTCAGAACAAATCCTCAAGATATTGTTTTTGCAGAAAGCGTAAAAATTGACGTAATGCGCGGGAAAAGAAAAATTGCGCCTGTAATTTCGAATATTACCCAAAGAGGTGGGAAACTTGAAAAATCTCAATATGTTTCAAAAGAATACACGCCTCCAGTAGTTGCGGTATCAAGCGATTTTGCGGCAAGCGATCTTATAGATAAGGCTTTTGGAGTGTCAGAATATGACAGCGCGGATCAAGATTATATGTTACAATTGCAGTCAAAAATCAAAGATACCATGGTTGAAATTGAAGGGCAAATCAATAGAAATATTGAATATCAAGCTTCACAAATTTTGCAAAACGCTGGCGGAATTTCATTATACGACGATAACGGTCAAATAGCTTATACTATTGACTTTTTGGCAAAAGATACTCATTTTCCAACAACTTCAATTAGCTGGTCAGACGACGCTTCCGATCCCGATAGCGATTTGAAAGCTCTTTACGACGTTATTAAAAAAGATGGATTTGTAAGTGCGAGAAATGTTATTTTCGGAAAAACCGCATTGAAAAATTATCTTAGAAATTCTTTTATTCAGGATAAATTTGACATCAGAAATATTAATGCCGGAACTATAGCGATTCAGGAAAGAAACCCCGATGTAACATTACTTGGAGAATTTATAGTTGATAATGTTAGAATGGTAGGGTGGACTTACGACGGCTATTATAATCATCCTTCGACTGATACTATTACAAGTTTTGTAGGCGATGATAAAGTTATAATGTTACCCGATCCCGGATCAATAAATCTTGATTTTAGAAAAATATATTGTAAAGTTCCAACTGTTACGGGAGTCGATCCAAGATTTGCGAGCGTAGTTCCTACTAATCTTAATCTTGATAATAGAGCTTATACAGCGCGCGTATGGGTAGACGGTAACGCCGACGCTTTGGACGTTGAATTAAAAACAAGACCTTTATTGATACCAGTAAGCATTGACGCTTTTGGATGTCTTGATACTGAAATATAATTTTTAATTTTGAAATCAAACGGCTTATTAAATTAAGCCGTTTTCTTGAAAATTAAATCACAGGAGTAAAAAAATGGATGAAAAATTATACATTGTGAATAAGAAATCAATTGTTACCCGGAGAGGCATCAAAGGGCATGGTGAGGCAATAACAAAATTTGATATAGGGCAAAATTTTGAATTACTTATAGAAAAAGGTTGGATAATTGAAAAACCAGAAATCAAAGAAGAAAAAAAAGAAGATCAATTACCAAAAGAAAATCCGGTAATCATTGAACCAAAAAAAAATGATTTAAAAAAAGATGTTAAAACTCCAAAAAAAATTGAACTCGGAGCAGTGAAAAAAGAAGAATTTGTAAAACCGATTGAAAATAAAGTTGATGAATCAAAATCAAAAAGCGAAAGTATTGAATGAACTTATTAGAAATCGCAGAAAGCGATCTGGCGATAACGATTGAAGACAAGGACAATGGGTTCGGCGTTCAATTATCGCTTTTTGATGAAAAAGAAAAAGAATACCCGATTGTCGTGAATGTTTCTGATATTGGATATTTTATCGATCCGCAAACAGGAATTGGAATTATCGGGCGTCAAGTTGAAATATCGATCCGTATAAGTTCTTTGATAAGTCAAACTCTCGGAGATCAACCCGATGACCGATGGAGTGCAAAATATACCGATAAATCAGGCGTTGAATGGACGATGTTTGTTGCAAGTGCGCCAAAAGTTGACAGAACACTTGGAATTTATAATATAACTTTGGAGTCATACAAAAAAAATGATACCGAAACTTAATGTATTAATTGACAAACAGGATAATAACGAAATAATTCGGGATCAAATAGCAGCGATATTGGAACTTGAAAAAAACAATCAAGTTAGTCTTGCAAATGCAGCCGGTAAAAATATTGAGGATTTTGATTTTGATGTTTATTCTGAAAAATCAAGACCATGGGAAATTTTGACGAGTGAAGATGGCGATGAAATAGGGCAAATGCCCCTCGTTAATGTTTGTTTTGATAATGATACGTTTGACAACGTTAACAGCGATCAAACGCAAAGACAGCGGGCAAAGGGAACATTTTATATCGATTGTTACGCACATAAAAATCGTACGAAACTTGAAAAAGGCGATTCCTTGACTTCAAAGGAATCCGACCGCATAGCAAGATTAGTACGAAATATTATAATGAGCGCAGAATATTTTCAATTAGCGCTAGGGAATAGAGAATTAGGAAATGGCAAAAATATTGTTTGGCGAAGAAATATAACCAAACGTGAAAAAATAATGCCGGTTGACCGGGAAGGTCAATATTTTGAATCAGTAATTGCGACTAGATTAACTTTGATAGTTGAATATGATGAATTTTCTCCACAGATTCAGCTGGTTAATCTTGAATTATTATATTTGACATGCAAAAAAGATGAAACTGAAAAAGTTTATTTTGAAGTAGAAAACGATTTTACAACATAGGAGGAATTAATTATGAGTATATCAAGTTCCTGGATAGCGCGTGTAACGGGTGTATCCGTTGAATATGAAAATTTTAATCTTGGTAAGGCGTTAAGCCTTCCAATGAGAATAGCGGTAATAGGGCAAGGCAATTCTGCCAGCGTATATGACACGACTCCTTTTTTGGCATTAAGCGCAAATCAGGTCGGGGCTGCAGTTGGTTATGGATCACCCCTTCATCTTGCTTGCCGTCAATTATTTCCAGATAATGGCGATGGGGTTAATGGAATTCCCGTTACAATTTATCCGCTTGAAGACGATGATTCAGGTGTTACAGCCGCAGGTGCAATCGAGGCGGTCGGGCAAGCGACCGAAACCGTATCATTTGTGATTGAAATAGGCGGTATTCCTACCGGAAATATCGCCATCGTTTCAGGCGATTCAGCCGCAACCGCTCTCGGAAAAATAAAAACAGCATTAAACGCAGTAGCGGCAATGCCAATAATCGCAGGCACGGTTGGAGCCGGATCACTTCCAATAACTGCAAAATGGGCGGGTGCTTCCGGGAATGACATTGATATTAATATTGATCTTGCAATTTGCGCAGGATTAACTTTTTCAAAATCGGCAATGGCAACTGGTGCGGCAAATCCCGATGTTAATGATGCACTTGATTTGATTGTCGAAAAATGGGAAACGATAATACTTAACTGTATGAATTATGATGACACAACGACCCTCGATGCTTTTTCAACATGGAACGAAGGACGCTGGGCAGCGGACGTTAAAAAGCCTTGCATAGTTGCAAATGGTTGCGTAGATGATTTTGCTACAAGAACCGCAATTTCAGACGCTAGAAAAACCGATAGGACAAATTTCTTAATCGAAAGCGCAGGGTCAAGAGAATTACCATTTTGTATAGCGGCAAGAGGACTTGCAAAAGACATTGCGGTAACGGCAAACGATCACCCGGCAATGAATTACACCGGACATCTTACCGGACTTGATGCCGGAGACGATATTGACCAGGAGGATGGCACTACCCGAAATGCAGCCGTGCTTTTGGGCGCAAGCACAAATAGAAAAGTAGATGGATTTGCAATATTGCAGGACATTGTTACTTTTTATCATCCAGATTCCGAAGGTCTTTATCCTGCTTTCAGATATGTTTGTGATATCATCAAACTTATGAATGTGGTCTACAATGTTGATATCGTTCAAGAGGCGTATAGAGCAAGACCCATATTACCAGATTCTGATCCCGTGCCAGTTGATGAAGCAATGGCAATTCAACCAAAAAATATTAAAACAACCTTGATAAATCTTGCTGAATCATTGGCAAAAAAAGCAATCATCGCAGACTTGGCGTTTACGAAGGCGAATATTTCAGTTGCGTTTGACGGGAATAATCCAAAAAGAGTAAATACAATTTTCCCGATTAAGTTATCAGGAAATGTCGAGGTTAATGACACAACTATAAAATTTGGTTTTTATTTACCACAATAAATAATAAAGGAGTAGATTATGGCAGGCGGCCCATGTTCAAATATTACAATTAACGGAAGAATTTTCCCGCTCGACGGAGAAAATAACGTTTCAATTCAACTTTCGGGATTCAAAAACGAAGTTAAACCTAACGGAGACGGGAAATCATCCCGGCAGGTAAAAACGCCCGTCCCAGGATTATTGGAAAATGTTCCGGTAATTATAGACCCAGCAAGACAAGACCTTGAATTTCTTCGGGACGTTGCAAATAGTTCTAATTTTGTCGATGTGGATATAACCAAAGTCGACGGTACTGTTTATTCTGGCAACATGCAAATTATTGACGACATTAAAGAATCGGCAAAAGAAAGCACTTGCGAACTTAAATTATCCGGGACTTTGGAACAGCAATAAAGGTATTGACAATTGTTAATAACCTGTTAATAACCTGTTAATAACTATAAAATAATTTTTTGAAGTAAGGAGCAAAATATTATGGGGATGTTTGATAAAAAAGAAGTTCAAAATGAAGAAATTAAAAACGAAATAAAAATCAATGACGGTTCTTCAAAGTTCATCATTGACAAAGAAACGGCAGAGGAAGAATTTGGTCGTATTTGCGAAGGATGGGAAACATTTTTAGATTTTGATTCTTATAATGAAGACGAAAAAGTCGATGTAAAAAAATTAAAATCTCAAATTGTAAACGCCATAAGACTTGGAAGGCTTTCTTATAATCAGGATGAAACGATTTCCTATACGATTTCAGAAAAATCAAAAGAACATTCTGGAAAAGAAATTATAATTTCACGCCCAGGCGGCAAGGCATACCTCGGAATAGACCAGTTCAAGGATCAACAGAATATTCACAAAACTTATGCAGTTTTGGCAATGATGATCAATAAACCAATTGCATTTATAGGACAACTTGACGGAATTGATTTAAAACCAATTCAGGCTTTACAATCGCTTTTTTTCGCTGTGTAGTCTCGGAAATTGCCAGCCGGGGCGAAAAAATTAAAATGTATGGCATAAGCGGGATTCATACGCAAATATTACAAATTTGCACGGAATACCCAGGCTTACCAGACATTAAGGAAATGACTTTAGATGAAATACGATTTTTTTACAATCCGCTTATTGACGGATTAATTAAGGCGCAACTTGAATCTATGAAAAAATAGGAGGCTCTAAAAATGGCAAGTAGATTTTCTATAAGTGCGATTTTTAGGGCAATTGATCAAATGTCTGCTCCTATTGCGCACATGCAAAAACAATCAAAAATGTTTACAAAGACACTTCAAACTGATTTTGCAAAAGCGCAAAGACAAGCGATGAAATTCAATGAAAATTTTTCTTCAGGAATAAAAACAGGACTTCTGGTCGGAACTGGACTTGCAATTACCGGAATTGGACTTATAGCAAAAGAAGGATTAAAATTAGCAAGCGATCTTGTCGAAGTTCAAAACGTTGTAGACACTACATTCAAAGAAAATTCAAAACAAATAGACGCATGGTCAAAAACTGCATTAAATTCGTTTGGCATTTCAGAATTACAGGCGAAAAAATTCTCAAGTGTTTTGGGCGCAATGATGAAATCATCAGGAATTTCAGGACAGGCATTAGTTGATATGTCAGAAAGTATGGCAGGTCTTGCCGGAGATTTTGCGTCATTCTATAATTTGAAACCGGAAGAAGCGTTTGAAAAAATTAAATCAGGAATTTCAGGAGAAACCGAACCATTAAAAGCATTAGGAATCAATATGTCTGTTGCAAATATGGAAGCCTTTGCATTAAGCCAGGGAATAAAAACTTCTTGGAGATCAATGACGCAGGCACAGCAAACTTTATTAAGATATAATTTTTTGATGAAAGTTTCAAAAGACGCTCAAGGCGATTTTGCAAAAACAAGTCAAACTTTTGCAAACCAACAAAGATTATTAACTGTTAATTTTCAGCAATTATCGGCAACCATTATGTCAAAAGTTTATCCAATGTTTAATAAATTATTTATTATTGCAAACAAAATGTTATCAAGTATTGACGGGGAAAAAGTAGGATCACAAATAAAATCGTTTATTGATTTGTTAATAAATATTGCAAAAGCAATTTATAATATTTATAAAATTATAAAGCCGTTTATTCCTTTAATATTAATATTTATTGCATCATGGATTGCTTATCAAAAAGCAATGTTTTTAGTTGCACTGGCTACCGTTATTTTCTCAAAAGCAAATGTTCAGGCGTTTATAAGCATGCTTCCTTTAATAATTGCAATCGGTTTATTAATTGGCGTTGTTTATTTAATTATTAAAAACTGGCATAATCTTAATAATGTTCAAAAAGGATTAATTATCGGAATAGGAATTTTAGTCGGCGTAATTTTGGGCGTAATTGGGGTTATAAAAATTTGGCAAATAGTACAAATCGCTTTAAATATAATTTTGACCGCAAATCCAATCGGTGCAATAGTTGTCGGAATTGCTGCTTTAATCGCTGCAATAATTTTATTAATTGTTTATTGGAATCAAATAATTCCAGTTGTTCAAAAATTCTGGGATATGCTAAAAGGTATTTTGATGATAATGAGTCCTATTAATGCAGTAATTGTCATAACGATTGAAATTGTAAGGCAGTTAATCGCATCTTGGGATAAAATTACTGACAAATTTAAATCGGGTGATATTTTGGGTGGCATTATGGAAATCGGAAAGGTAATATTAACAGGTATTTTATCGCCGATTCAAGCATTATTTGAAATGCTGGGGAAACTTCCTATAATCGGAAAAAGTTTTTCAGGTATAGCCGAAAATATTGGCGGGTTTAGAAATTCATTATCCGGGGAAAAAACAGTGAACCCGATGAATCCTTCCGAAAGATCTTCGCTGACCCGTGAAGAAAAAACCAGTAAGGCAAATCTTACTATAAAAGATGAAACCGGAAAGGCAAAACTTGACAATAAAGCAGATAAAAACGCATTTAATTTAAAATTGTTATATTCAGGAAAATTTTAAAATGAGTTGGCTAGATGATTTAAAAGAAATAAAATATACTTCACCTTCAGGGCAGGAATTTACATTTTTTTATGACAATTTGTCTGTCGATGTTGATAAAAAAACCGCATCTTTCATTTTTCCTGAAAAAGATGGTGCTTATATCCAGGATTTGGGTAGGGCGGGCAGACGCTTTCCCTTTACCTGTTATTTTTCAGGTGAAACATACAACAAAGATGCTGATAATTTTATGCTTGCGCTCGAAGAGGCAGGAATTGGAAAATTAGACCATCCGCTTTATGGTACTCGAAATGTAGTGCCGACAGGGTCAATTACCCGAAGAGACGATCTTATTTCAGAGGCAAATCAGGCTATTTTTTCATTTACATTATCGGAAACATTGAAAGATTTATTTTTTCCAGAAACAAAAGAAAATGCAATTGATAATATATCAAACTCATTGAATAATTCAACAGACAAAATATCAACAGAATTTTCGGATTCAATTAAATTTGATAATGCAGGCGATAACGTATCGCTTATAACACAAATGAAACAACAATTAGCAACAATCGATTCAAAGCTAAAAACGGCTGCAAAAACACTTGAAAAAGTCAATTCTGCTTACCAGCAAATAAAAACCGCTTACGAAAATAATATTGAAAATATTTTGACTGATGCCGAATCGGTCGCAAGACAAGCAATTGAAATTATAAGATTACCTTCCAGGGTTAATCAAGATGTAAAATTAAAACTTCAAACTTACAAAGATTTAATTACTCATTTAAAATCAGATTTTGCGAAAGCGCTTGATGGAGTTCCGAACGCTTTTTATGAAACAAATAAAAATCTAATGTCATGCCTTATAGCCTCAAATGAAGCGATTTTATATCAAAATTTTAAAACTCGAAATGAATGTATTGAAGTTAGCGAAATGCTTTTAGATATGTTTGACGATTTAAAATTATTTCAAGACGAAAATTATGATTCCTTGGGATTGGTTGATATCGGTTCCGGCTATGAAGCATTATTAAGATCAATGAATTATTCAACAGGATATTTAATTAACGAGTCATTTTCGCTACCGAGTGAGAAAAAAATAGTTTTGGGTAACTCAAGCGATATTTTTTCGTTGGTTAATTCAATTTACGGGAATCTTGATAATCTTGATGATTTTATAATAAATAATGACCTTACAGCGGACGAGATTGAGCAATTGCCGGCAAAACGTGAAATTGTTTATTATCAATAAAAAAAACTTGCATGTATAGACTTAAGGTTGAACGATAGTGTCACGGTATAACAAATTATACTATAAAGGCATATTATCTAACCTTGACGAAATGTAAACAACATGGATAAACAAGGCATTTTAAGGCTTAGTTATTTACATGTTATTGACAAGTTGTTAACTGATTTTGTATATAAATACTATAAAATATACAATATCTATAGTAAAAAAGGGTAAAAATGAGCAAAACTCATGAAGTTAAATTAAAAGAGACTCTCGGTAAAATTTCTATAAAATATTATGGTCTATTTTCAAAATGGACTTCCATAAGAAATGCAAACCCTCAATTAGTCGGACGCAATAAGGCAATTGACGGCAGTCCTTTAATTTATCCAGGCGATATTTTAATTATTCCCGATGAACAACCGGTAAATAAAATTGCTCTAAAAATACCGGCATTGAATACTGATGAACTTGCTATTATTGTTGATGGAAATAGATTTAATTATTTTACAGAATATTCACTTATTCAGGAAATGGATGCATTTGATTCATTTTCTTTTTCAGCGCCTTTTGACGATACGAATGAAACTTTTATAAATTCGTTTAAGCCTTTTTCATATAAACAATGTCAAGTTTATTATGGTGGAGATTTGTTTTTTAACGGGATTTTGCTAGCTCCCCAGACAGAGGCAAATTCAACTTCAAAAATATTAACTTTGACAGGTTATCCAAAATGTGGAGTTTTGAACGATTGCCCGTTACCGATTTCAATGTTCCCGTGCGAATTTAACAATCAAGATTTAAAACAAATTGCCTCAAAAATGATACAACCTTTTAATATTGATATTGATTTTTCAGAAAGTCCGGGTAATAAATTTGAAAAAGTCACTCCAAAAATGGAAGAAAAAATATTAAGTTTTTTGATCAATCTTGCAGAACAGCGGGATTTAATAATATCAAACAATATCGAAGGAAATTTATTATTTTGGAAAACAAAAACCGGATCAACTATTGCGGAAATTAAACAAGATGAAACTCCGTTTTTATCTTGCAAACCGACTTTTAATCCTCAAGATTTTTATTCGCATATTACCGGCGTTAATGCTACTTCCGAAAAAAAATTAAGTCAAAAATATACTTATGAAAATACCTATCTTACAAAATTGGGAGTTTTTCGCCCTTATATTTTTTTGGTTCAAGATGCAAAAGAAATGGACATAAAAAAGGCAACTATAACAAAAGCCGGAAAAATGTTTGGAAGTTCATGCGGCTATCAATTAACTTTAGCAGGTCATCGAGATAAAAATAAAAATTTCTGGAGAAAAAATACACTAATTATGTTAGAATCTCCCGGGGCGATGATTTACAAAAATACAAAATTTATGATAAAAAAAGTTACAACTTCCAGGACTTCGGAAGGCGGAGATACAACTATTTTAGATTTGGTTTTGCCGGAGTCATATAGCGGAGTGATTCCAAATAATTTTCCCTGGGAAAAATAAAGGTGAAAATATGGGTAAAATTGCGAGAATTATTTCAAGTAAAATTGAAGATGATAAAATAATATGCAAATGTGAAATTTATCCTGATTATAACGTTCAGGCTCAATTATATTTGCCGCCGGGTGAAAGTTCAATGCCATTACCGGACGATAGAACATTATTAGTAGAAATGGAAGGATCAGGAATTTTTATCGCCTGCGGATTATGGTCAACGGCGCAAACAGTTGAAAAAGGTGAAAAATTATCATTTTCACGGGACGCAAACGGTAATATAAAATCAAGTATTTATCAAAAAAAAGACGGTAAAATTGTTATAAATGCCGATAAAGAAATTGATATTTCAGGTGATAAAAAATTGATAATTGACATGATCGAAGATGTTGAAATTAAATCAGATGGTAATTTAAAGTTGATGGAAGGCACTGACTTTTCCTGTCGGTATAACGAACTAAAATCAAAACTTGATGATTTAAAATTGGCATTAAATAATTTTATATCAGTTTATAATTCGCACACTCACACAATACCGACAGGTAATTCAGGGCAACCTAGTGCAACCGGAGTAAGCGCCACAACGGATTTTTCAAATGTAAAAATATCAAATATAAATGTTCCAGGAGTAGGAGAATGAGCGATTTTCAAGGCGATCTTTTATTATTTTCAACAAATGACGGCGGAGAGATCGAATTTACCGAAAATAATTGTTTCCAAAATGATACAGGATTTGAAACAGCAATTTATCTTTCTTTATTTGGCGGAAATTACAATGACAACGGAACTGAAGCGACAAAAAATGAATCATGGTGGGGAAATAATTTAGAAAATAATAATCCAGAACGAAAATTAGTTTCAAGATTTCAGAATATTTCAAGAGGATTGCCGTTGACTCCTGGGAATTTGCTTATTTTAAAAGATGCGATCAAAGAAGATCTTCAATGGTTTATTGACGAAAAAATTATTGATATCCTGGAAATAAATTTATCAATACCTTCAAAAAACAGATTATTATCAGAAATTAACGGAATTAAAGATAAATCAAAATTATTTGGGGTGAAGTATTTTAAAAATTTCTTGTCGAAAATACCATAAAATTATATAATAAAATGGGGAATAACAATGGCATTTGAAAATAAAACCTTAGCCGAAATAAACGATTTAATCATAACTCAATTCGAAAGCCAATTCAGTAAAGTATTTCCTATTTTGCCAAAATCTTTTTTAAGGGTTTTGTCAAAAGTTTTATCCGCTGTTTTTATTTTACTTTATAAGTCGGCGGGTTGGATTTTTCTTCAAATTTTCGTTTCGACTGCAAGTTTTAAAGAAATTGAAATTTTAGGAAAAAAATTAACCCCATTGATTGAGTGGGGGAGACTTGTCGGAACTGGTGACCCGATTCCCGCAACACAATTCGAATGTACTATATTAATAACTGTTAATTCTGCAGGATCAATCTTATATTCCGGGACTCAATTTCAATCAAGCCTCAATAACGTCTTATATATTACCACAGAAAATTACACATTAACCGGCGCAACAATGTCAATTAATGTTTTGGCGGTCGATGCTGGTACTCAAGGAAATTTAGAAGTTTCCGACATTTTAAGCCTTGTTAATACGATTGGCATTATTGAAAATGATGCAACAATTACAACGATTTTGACAACGGCGATTGATACCGAAGATGAGGCAGATTATAGACAACGTGTAAGCGAAAGATTTCAATTACAACCTCAAGGCGGGGCTTATGCCGATTATAGAATCTGGGCTTCCGAAGTACCGGGCGTGAAACAAACTTATATTTATGCGGGCGATCCTCCTTCAAATGTTCTTGTTTATGTTGCAGGTGATGAAGAAATTTATCCAGACAGAATCCCAAATTCCGCCTTATTATTAGCGGTTGCAAATGCAATTGAATACGATCCTGATACGACATTAGCAACCAGGCGACCTATCGGGGCGGTAATTGATCCTGCCGGTGATGGGTCATATACAAATATTCAGGCAATTTCTATTGTGATTTTTGATGTTGAAATCACATCATTATCGGTAGATACGGCATTATTAGCACAGGTAAAAATCGACATTAAAGCAGCATTACAGGCTTATTTCCTTGAAAGAGAGCCGTACATCGAAGGGCTTTCAATCCCGCCAAAAAAAGGTGATATAACACAATCAAACGTTATCGGAATTGTTAATAATATTGTCCGTACAAATTCAGGAACTTTTTTAACTTGTTTAAATAGCATTTTGGGCGTTTCGACAACAAATTATTCATTATTACAAGGAGAGCTTGCAAAATTAGGAACTTTGACGATAAATGGAGTTGTGGTATGAAAAAGATAAATTTTAAAGATGGATTTATTGAAATAAATGAAAATAAAAATAATTTTTATCTTGGGGAAGCCGCAAATAAAATATTATGTAATTTAATAAAAACTAAAAAAGAACTATCAATAATTAATAATAAAATAAAACTGGTTGAAAGGACATATTGTTAAAATGGCATTTAATCGGAAATATTTTGATTTATTTAAATCGCTTCTTCCAAAATCAGACGCATTTTCGATTATAATTCAGAAAAATTTAACAAAGTTTTTCGAATCTTTGACGTGTATTCCAGATGATTTTAGAAATTTTGTTGATAATATTTATATGGATTTGTTTCCAAATTCGACCAGATTTATTGATCTTTGGGAAAAACAATTTGGAATTAGAATCCCATCTTCAGATACGGCGATTAGAAGATCAACAATCGACCTTGCCTGGAAATTAAAAGGTGGACAATCAGCAAAATATTTGCAAGATAAATTACAATTATCCGGGTTTAATGTGCAAGTACATGAAAATAGTCCAAAAAATAATCCTGATATTTTTCTTAATTCGGCTTACATTATGGGTTGCGGAATGACAACGGCGGTTTGCGGGAACAATCTTGCTTATGCAGGAAGATCCGGCGGTTATATTTTGGTCAATGGATATATAGCAGATTCGTCAGACGTTAGAGATTATTTAGCCGTTTGTGGCGGAGATGGGATTACAGATGTTTGTTGTGGTCAAGATTTAGCCGTTTGCGGATATTTTGAACAATTTATAATAGTCCCAAAAATATCGATTGAAAAATTATTAGAAATAGAAAAATTGAATCAAGAAATTGAAATATGTAAAAAAGAGATGTTTGAATCTTAAAGTTATGATATAATAATTTTAAGGCGGTTTATATGGAATGTGTTTTAAAAAATAGTAATTCTTGTGGTATCTGCCAGGTATCAGGAAAAGATATTTGTAATATTTTTAAAATTGATTATTTGTTAACAAAACAGGAAGCAATAGATAGATTAAAATTATTTAATTACGATATAGAAAAAGGCCTAAAGATTATGTATGATAATTTTTTAATTTTTGGAGAATTGTAATGTTTAATTTAATTATCGCTGAATATGAATGCCTGAAAGGATTACCGGCTTTCAAGAGAAATTGTAAAGGTCTTGAATGCGAAATTATATTTACTGAAGACTTTGAAAAATGGTTTTCGGAAACACATGAATTAAAATTAAAAAGGAGAGGAAGAATGTATATCCAAAATGATATTAAATGGAAATCTTTTGAAATGACAAAAAATGTTACTGTTGGAGAGTTTGGCTGTTTATTAACATCTATTTGTAATATTTTGGTTATTCTAGGATATGATTTTAATCCTTTAACTTTAGCAAAAAAACTTCAAGAAAATAAAGGATTTGATAACCAGGGTAATATTTTATGGAACGTTATAAATAATCTTTTTGGTTTAAAAGAAAATAAATATTTACCTTCTAGTAAGATATTATGGAGTAATTTAAAAAACATAAATTACATTGTTCAACTGTTTTATAAAAATACCGGTCATTTTTGCAATGTTTTGTCAGTATCAGGCGATATTATCACATATCACGATTCATTTGATGATAAAACAAAGCAAATTGATATAAAAAGAGTTATTTCTATAAGAGAGGTGATAAAAATATGACAAAAATGACGTTTCAAGAAATATTTGACATTATAATCAAGTATTATTTTTTATTGGCAGACAAGGGATTTAATGTTATTTCAATTGTTTTAACTATTTTTTTTGTTGATTATTTGAAAACCAAAGTATTCCCGAAATTTAAATTTTATTCTGTGAAATGGAAAAACGTAATAAATTTAATTACCGGTTTAATTATTTCTTTTTTATTTGCGTTAGTTTTTTATATATTTCTTCCAGGAAATAAATGGGAAAAAATAATTTATACATCAGTTTCAGGATTTGTCCTTTCTATTGCAAGTCACAATATCATCAAAGCGATCTGGAATATAATACCTACAAAAAAAGTTTCAGACAAATAAATATGCGCTCCTTCATATCTATTTTAGCAGGGTTAGTTTTAATCCTGCTTTTTTAATCCGCCAAATTTAATTTTATTTTCACATTTAAAGCAAAGTCCTTTGTCTTTTTCGGTTAATTGATAATTTTTACCACAACATTTACATTCAAGAGTAATATTATTTTCTGGCATAATATAGATTGGATTTTTATTTAGCATTTTATTCTCCCATATATAATTTATAAATAGAAAAAGTAAAATAAAAAGAAATATATAAATCACAATGGCTTTTCCATATACCAAAACCTTTTATGCTTTTTATATAAGTAAATTTAATCCCAAATTTTAAAGGAAATATTTTTATCCCATCCTTGTAAATTTTAAATAGCATTCAGCTTAACTCCTGTTTTTCTAAAGAATAACAACCGTCATCTCTTGTGCAGTCATAAAGACATTCTCCGCCTATATCTCTATCATTACATTTTTTGCATTGCTTTTTATATGCAGTATGGCAATCTTCAACACCAAACTCTTCAGAACAAGGCATAAGATCATCAATCCCGCAACCACATTCTATATCAGGATTGCACAATCCATCATAGTTATTGTTTTTCAAATAATCCAAAATAATTTCTTTTACTGTCATTTTCGTAAACTCCTATTATTTATTTCAAACAAAACTTTTGCTAATTTTTCTTTTTTAACATTTAAAATTTCTTCATCTTCAATAAAATAAAGCATTTTTAATTGTGAAATCATTATTTCGACATCTGCAATTTCTTCGATGATATTTTTTAAATCATCCCTGGTAATTGCCCTGATAAGTTCGGATAGTTCTTCAATAGCTTTTTTCTTTTGATTTTCAACTCCATAATGATTTAAAATTTGTCTTATTTGCAATTGCATTTTTAAATTATCTCCTTTTGTCTTAATAATTTTCCAATTTGAGAATTATAAATATTCTGCGCATCTTTTACTGGTTGCTGCAGTGCCGGCTCAAACCATTTTCGTGGATGGATTTTTACTTGAGATTGTTTTGTATTATATATTAAATTTTTAACAAAATGAACGCTATTTTTTGACTTTGAAAATGATTTTATCTGGAAAATCCCGCCTGAATGATTTAAAAATTTATTTAATTTTTTTGCCATATATGCCCGGGCAACGAGTTTTGAACGATAAGTCCCTTTTTGAATTGTATTTTTAACCATATTTCGTTTTATTTTACTCAAATATAATTTTTTTTGAACTAAATTTTTATTGGATCCGCCTCGGGCTAAATTTTGAGGGATCGCTAATTTATTTCCTTTTTTTGGCTTTTTTGTCCCGCCTTCTTCCTGCAATTGCATATACTCGGCTTTTTCGGATGCGCCTACTTCAGAAAACATAAAATTTAATGAATCTGAATTAACTTTTTCAACCCGAATTTGTCGCTCGGTAAAATTATTTCGGGTTATAAACTCGGATTTAATATTTTTGATTGAGTTTTTTCTAACAAGAAAAGCCATTGTATTTAAAGTGTTTTTTGTCGCTATTTCTTGAGCCTTTAATATATCGACAAATCCACGATTTAATTTTTCAGAATCCAGGGAAAGAGAGATTAACATATTTAACCCTTAAAATATAAATTTAAAAATCAGTCCTACCAACAATAAAATAGAAATAACAATAAAAATATCCCGCTGCCTTGCTACCGATAAGGTTAATTTCTTTGTTCTTTGAAAAACGTCTGTATCGGCAATATTATCAATTCTGGTTCGATACATTTTACGAAATTTTTTGCTTTGTTTATTTGACATTGGCAACAACTCCTTTTAATGATTTGTGAATGTTCGCATGGCATTGCGGACAAACCCATATAACTTCTAATGGTTTTGAATAATCAAAATGATGACCTTGAATATTATTTGTTTTATTACATTTAGAACATTGTTTAGGTTTTATTATTTTACCGTCACGAATTGCATTTGATAATTTATTTTGTGCAAGCCGTTTATATTTATTGTTATTTTCCCATTTTAATTTATGAATTTTAATCTTTTCAGGGTTATTTAAAGCATAGATTTTGCAATTATTTTTTCTTTTTAATAATTTCCCTCTTTCCCTATCATAATTTCTGACATAATCTATATTATTATTTCTTTCATTTCTTGACCTTTCTTTTGTACACTCTTTACATTCGTTTAAATACCCATCTTTCATCATTGAATGTTTGTAAAAACAATCTTTTGGCTTATTCTTTTTGCATTTAATACAAGTTTTCATTATTTTAATCCTTGCTTAAAAAGGAATAGAATTATCTATATCACTATTTTCATTTTCTTCCGGTTCTGGTTGCGAACTTTGATTTTTAAACGGATTTCCTGATTGACCAGAATTATTATTATTCGGCTTATTTTCGGGTTTATTGCCTTGATTTTCTTCGTTTTTAGTATTCAAAAATTGAATATTATTAGCAATAATCATAATTTTTGATTTTTTATTTCCAGAATCATCCATCCAACGATCTTGTTTTAATTGACCTTCAACGGCAATTTTATTTCCTTTTTTTAGATATTTATTGCAAACTTCAGATAAATTATTCCAGCATTGAATATCAAAAAAATTAACTTGTTTTATTTCTTTTCCATCTTTTGAATAATCTTGATTATTTGCAATCGAAAAATTACAAACGGGAGTCCCATTTTTTGTATATTTTAATTCAACGTCTTTTGTAAGATTTCCTAAAACAAAACAATTATTTATATCTTTGCTCACAAATTCCTCCAAAAACTAATTTTACATTATGAATATTTTTCATTGCCTGATTATTTGCATTTTTCAAAATTAACATTTCAGAATCGTTATAATTTACATGATCTTCAAAAACAATTCTTCGTTCATCGTTTTCAGTGAATTTTATTTTGTAATTTAATCCGAGTTTTTCTGAAAAATAAATTTTATCAGACATAAAAATAAATCCTTAAAAATATAAAAAAGCAGAGGCAAGAAATTTCATCTTACAATATCGGGTTGATATGGCTAGTAAGGTTTTATTTTTCAACCGATTAACGCTTAGCCGAGGATTTTCACCTCAGCGATTCCCATACTCAATAATGTTTTATTCCATCACTCTGCTTTTATTTTTTTCATTCAACCACAACCCCAGTAACTAGCCATTTTGCCGTGAAAATAAATTTTGCATATTGATAATCGTGATACCCTGGGCTTGCAAGATGGGTTATAGCATCAAAAGGATTAGAATATCCTTGTTTCCAATCAATTTTGCCTTCATTATCTGTCAATACCCAAACCAAACCAGGTTGACCGTATTGGCAACTTGCTGATTGCCATTGGTAGGGAGAATTATGAGCTCGTATTTGAAAACTCGCATTTCCATGATAACCATCAATAAGACTAAAATCAATAGCGATATAAGCCATACCTCCGCCGGTAATTGAAGACAGGTCTAAGGTGTGAATCACGGAATCAGCATTATAAGAATTGTTCCAATAAAACCATCCATTATTAAAATCATCGGCGACATCAACTGGATTAATGTCAAGATACCCATTAGCGCCGTCAGTTGTCAATTCGCTTGCGACCGGGTCATTTGTAGAAATAGATTTTTGCAAGCCGGATAAACTAATATTTTTTGATGAACTCAAAACTGGATAAATTTGAGTGTTAATAAATTTCGTCACTGAATTTTCAGTTTTTATAACAGTTTGTGTTTCTTTTACCTCCCCTGCCGGACTACACGAAAAAAATAATAGCGTAATAAATAAAAAAATTAAATATTTCATTTTAAACCTCCGTTTAAATTTTATCTAATAAAACAGTAAAGACAGGATTCGAACCTGCGTGACCTTTCGTCAAACGATTTATAGCAATCGTTCTACTCAGTCTCTATCTATAATCACCGTTATAACCTCTCCGGCACTTTACTCATATTATAAAAAGCAAGATTAACTTAATTTTCCCTGGGGAGTACAAAAATTTTATTAACCTCGCTTATTTTTAAAACTTTTAGAACAAATATAAAAAGCAGAGACGGGATTTGAACCCGCATATATAGACCCGAATCGATCTATGTGTTACCATTTTAAAAATCATTCATAGCCTTGCTAGCAAACCACGCCTTATTTTAAAATATTTCACCACTCTGCTTATTTTTAAAACAATGTTTGTTTTTTCTTTTCTTCTTTTTTTGGTTCTTTTGCATCCGGGATATTCCCAAATTCTGGCTCTTTTTCTTCAGGGATTTCTTCTTTTACGTTTCTTTTTGCCTCTTTGAAATTTTCAATTGATTCGTCGGCAATTTCGCTCGCAATATCTTCCATTGACCTAACATTTTCAGGAATATTTTCTTCACGTTCAGAATAAAAAGCGTTTGCAAGTTCATCTTTGACATCTGCATAAGGTCGACAAAACGCCTTGATTGCTGTTTTTTCAATCATAGGTATTTCGTCCGTAACCCATGCCGAAGTCGAAACTTTTTTTGCAAGATAATCCTGATAAGTTTTTGAATGATTATCCCTAATTTCAAAAATTCTTGAAACCGGATAAAATTCGGCTTCTTTTTTGCCGTCTAGATGAATTGCTTGTACCCAACATCCGATTGCCTTGCCTCGATCTTCATCAATGAAAATAGGGTGATCCACTTCACCGGTAGCACGGTTTATTTTAATATTATTTTTTTCTTTTTCGTAAACTACGCCCCAGAGTAAATCTTTGAAAATTGGTTTTTCTCCGCCACACAAAAGGGCGTGGTAGCCTTCACGTTTTATCTGAAAACTTGCTTCCTTGATCCATATATCTGCATTTCCAGAGCGAACTTTTTTTGAATAAGGGATAGCGTAAGCGTGTTTTTCAAGTTCAAGCCCTGTTTTCAAACAATCGTCAATTAACATATAGATTGAAACTTTACCTTGATGAGTATTAAAGCAATCCTTGAGATTGTCGTTTTTGATAATACTTGCAATAGTGCGCATAAGGAATTGATCTTGTTTATCTGGGCTTGAATTTCTTAACGAATCGCTTGCACGTTTCATCATTCGATCTTTATAAGTCGAAACCATTGACATTAACGATTTTTCGTTTGGCTGCAATAATTCAATCGGGGACAGTTCTTTTTTATCGGTCATCAAAATACTCCTTAATTTAAATTAATTTCTTTAGTCTTCCCTATTTTTATTTTATTGTTTTTTAAATCAATTTTAATTGCGTCTTGAAGAAATAATCTTCGACATTCAGAAATACTATTGCATATTTTTTCTTTTAATAATAAATTTATAATTGAATTTTTAACAGAATCAGTTTGTTCTTCGGTCATAAATTTTTTTCTCCTTAATTATTGTATTATAAAAAACTCTGCCTTCATCAAAAATAACTTGTTGCGCAAAATAACAATTATATTTTTACATAACTTCATTAATTTCCTTGGTGCAAATTTGGGCAATGTTTTTTACAGGTTCTTCAAGTTTTATTTCATTTCCAGCAACATCTTTAATTATATTGCTTAATTTGTCTTTTTTCAAGATAGACTCCTTTTATTTTTTTATTTCCAGATTTAATTTATTATTTGAATCAAGCAAATTTTCATCGGTTTTTAATATTTTATCAATAGTTGACCCTGACCAAAAATATTGATCTGCTGTGTATTCAGTATGATATTTTTGATTGATTATCTTTACTGTTATTTTCGCTGAATAATAAAAAGGTATCATAATCAACATGATAATTATAACAATCCCAAAAATTACATTTATTATTTGCAACATTAGAGAAATCCCGTCATGATCATCGTTGTACAATCTAATCGCAATTACCCATAAAGCAAATGAAAAAATAATTGCCAAAAATAAACCTAAAATAAAAATTAACATAATAACGCTCCTTAAATTTAAAATTTCCTTTTAATAAATAATTTTTCTTAAAATAACCTGGTTAATATTTTTTTGAATAAATGCTACTTTTTCACCGATATTCCGATCTTGCTTCAAAAATATTAGCATTGCCTCTGCTTTTTGGTTATCTTTTCTTTGTTCAAGATAATCGACAACTTTTTTGATTTGTTCTTCGGTCATAAATTAAACTCCTATTAAATTATTTTAAAAAATATCATCCGGTTCATATAAAATAATACTATTAACTTCATTTACAACTTTATATTCTTTCGCTTCCAAAATAAAAAATTTAACTTCTTTATTTAACAAAGCAAGTCTTTTCGCTTCTAATGAAGCGGACTCATAATTTTCATGTTTCTTTGCAGTATAACCCGTATTTTCATTCCAGACTAGCTAAAATTTATTCATATTAATTCACCTCACATATCTTACAACGTTTTTTTCAATAATTCCATCATTTTTTAAATTTTCATAAATATCTGGTTTTTTTTCTTTTAAATCTTTTAAAGAAATCGATTCTTTTTCAAACATGGTTTGTGAGCACACTTTTTGATTGTTTTCGTCAAATAAGTAGCGATTTTCGCCAATCAAAACCATAAGGCTGTTGTTAATATCCTCGATCTCATCCTGATATTTTTTAACTTTGCCAGATAAAAACGATTTTCGTTCTTTCATTTTATTTGCGAACTCGGATTCACTTCCCAAAAGATAAGCAGTTTTTTCCTGGACATCGGGAAATAATTTTTTTACATCATCAGAATTTATCGGCATCGGACTTTTATCTTTTTTGATACAAAACATAAATCTTGATCCAATATCAATAAGTTTTTCCTGAATTTTCTTACTTGCCTTTATTTCGTAAGAAAGTTCTTCGTTCGTATCAATGAGTGCTCTCAAAATCGCTTTGTCAAGTCCCGTGCATAATAATTGCCACTGTGTCTGAATATAATATTTTAAAGGGATCCCATTTTCATTATTAACGTCCGGGTCGAACCCGTCCATTTCATTTCGTCTGATATTTGCAAATCTACGCCCGGACTTTGCCTCTATATTTAAATGTTCTTCCATATCAATTAAGTCTGGATGAGCGATTGCAAAATGATAATCTGGATGCTGAAATTCTGTAAAAGGAAAAAATCTTGTAGCGGGTTTGTAACCTGGTTTTCTTGCTTTTTTGTGTGTTATATAATCAAGTTCAAATTCGTAAGCCGTTTGGGAATCTGAAACCGATTCTATATATGAAGCCAAAATATTCGGCTCGTGTCTATGCCCCCATGTTGTTGAATTATTCCCTTGAAACGCTTCCTGTTTGCCGGTTTTTATTCTCCAAAGTTCGTAGGGAGTGCAAAAGTTAGACAATCCCAATAAAATTGGCATATCCGACGCACCTATTGTTTTATGCCTGGATTTATGGAAAGACTCTTCGTCAAGGATAAATTTAAAATGATTCATTAATTTTCTCCGATTGTGCAGGCTATTATATTAAAACAAAAATCGATAAATTCTCTTTTACAATAAATTTCAACTTGGTCAATTGAAGATATGTTACAATTAAAAAGTTTTTTAAAAATAACAGTCCCGTGACAATAATGAATAATTATTCCATATTCTTCGGAAGAAAAACCTATTTCAAATTTACCGATTAATACCGATTCTTTGCATAGATTTTTTAATATTTTTTCTGCCTCAATAAAAACATCATTATTTTGCATAAAAATAACTCCCCTAAAATATTATTTTTTAAAATCCCTTTCAATTTTTTCATCAACGGCATCCGACACAAATTCCGTAAGATTATCAACGCCATAAAGTAACATTTTTTCATAAGCAGGTTCAAAAATTCTTGCCATATGGGTCGGCGGTTTTCGTTTATTTTTTTTTATATTTTTTGAATTAAGCATTATTTTGACTCCAATAATTCAGGATTTTCATAAATATTGCCGATGATTTCAACAATACATCCGGTAGAAGGGTAAAAATGATTTATATCAATTGGAATTAAATTTTTATTTGTGGCACAAAAGCCACCCTCAATGAATTTTATTTGATAGTTTTGAGGGCTATAATCAATTGCTTTTATAATATCTCCTTCATAAATTTCTTTTCCGTTTTTATCTTTCAATCCTGTGTATTGCATTATTTTGCATTCAACAAGTTCAATATATTCATCAATATTTCCATAAAAGAATATTCCAAAATCAATATTTAATAAGTTAATATTGTTTATAATTTTTTTAATTGCTTTATCCCATGCCCTAAATTTTATCTCTCTCATATCCATCCTTTCCTTATAATTTTAATTAAATATTTACGATTTGTCAAGTAAAATGTTTAATTTTTAAATTATTTTAATAAATTTGTAAATATTTTTTCAAGAACATTGACTACGATTGAATTTCCTGCTATATAATATATATTTTTATCTGGAATATTTTTAATTTTATTTATTTCGTTATTAAAACCCATTAATTTTAGACATTCTGTCGGAGTTATTTTGCGTTCGTTATTTATATATAATTGATTTGTAGTCATTATTGTCGGACAACATTTAAAATATTTGCGAATGTCATTTAGTTTTAATCTTGATTTAAGATAGTTTCTATCGTATATAAAAATACAGTCCGGTATTATTTCATTTAATTTTTTCATTTTTATTTTATTTGGTATCCAAAAATATTTATCAACATCTTTTCGTATTGAGACACAAAAAACACGTTCCCCATTTTGTGGTATATCGTAATCTTTTGCATTTAATAACATCGAATAATTAACATATCCAAAACCACTTAATTTATTTAGCCATTCTTGATATTGACTATAAAACTTTTCACTTATTAAGTTTTTGACATTTTCTAATAATAAATATTTAGGTTTTTCAGTCATTCCGTTTAATAGTCTTTCAACTTCAAATAATAAACCTGACCGAGTGCCTTCTTTTATACCTTGTTGTTTACCTGCAATTGATAAATCTTGACACGGGAAACTATAAGTCAACAAATCACAATAAAACAAACTTTCAATTTTAGTTATATCACCAAAATTATTTACTTTTCCGTGTAATTGTTCATAGGCTTTTATTGTCCATTTGTCTATTTCTGAAATACCAATTACTTCATGTTCTATTCCTATGTTTTTTAGTGCTTGTGTTTGACTTCCAATTCCTGCAAACAATTCTATAACTTTTAACATTTAATTTTTATCCTTAAAATATAAATCCCATGTTTCCTGCATCCATTTTTGATTTTTGCCAAAAGCCTTACAAATCATAGCAAGTCGATCTTTTGTATCATAATCTTGATTTTCTTTTAACATTTTTAGCCGTTTTATAATTTCGGTGTCAATATCTTCTTCCTGGAATTCCATGATTTCGGCTTCATCCATTGCAAAAATACCGGTTTGAATTTCGGGTGGTTCAACCATAAATAAAGGTGCATTAATTATTTTTATATTTTCTGGTTTTTCAGGCTTAATCAAAGTCATATCATTTCCGCAATAAGGACATATTTTTTCAAAACGCATAACCCAGGCTGCGCAATTCGGGCATTGCCTAATTTGAATTTCATCTTCTTTTGGGTCTTTAATTTTGCCTTCGAGCGTCCATTCCCGCCGTAATAACGGATGACCTAATTTTGTGAAACAATTACCAGCCTGGTCTATTACAATTGCATGTTTTTTTCCTGGGCAGCGTCTTAATGCTCGTCCGATTTGTTGAAGATAGACTATTATTGACATGGTTAACCGTCTTATGATACACCCAGCCAGAATTGGTATATCGATTCCTTCCGACAACAAGTTATAAGAACAAACCGCATTCATTGTCCCGTTTGACAATCCGCCGATAAATTTAGTTCGATCTTCAATATTTAATTCGTCATAGACCGCTTCACATTTCCAGCCTGCCGAGCGCATAAGGCTTGCAATTAATTTGCAATCCTCAACAGAACAACAAAATATAATGCAGGGAGCCCCGTTAAAATATTTTTTATAACAATTTACGGTATCGTATACAATCGCTTTTTGTTTTGTGAATTCGAATTGGCTTTCTTTTTCAAAATCTCCATTTTTTACTTTAAATTTTTGCTTTCTAAATAATTCAGTTGTTTCCGAAGACAATAAAACAAGGGGTGTCAAATAACCAGTATTTATGAGATCAATCGTTTGAACACTTTGAATTAACGCCGTATATCCTGCCAGATTTAATCCCTGTCCATCGGTTCTGGCAGGAGTAGCCGAAAATCCAATTGCCCTGCAATCTTCCCATTTATTTAATATAGTTGCATTTGTTTTTGATACCGACCTATGACATTCATCTAATTGAATTAATTCAGGTCTTATTTTGTCAAAATATTTTAATTTGTTGAAAATTGTTTGCGTCATACCGACTTGCGTATAATTTGAAGTCATTCTCTGCCCTGATAAAATTTGTCCTGGGTAAACATCATTTTTTATGCAATGCCCGACTAATTGTTTATGAATTTCAATTCTATGCGATAATAACCAATTACGCTTTTTTTGTTCTGCCATGATTTTTGCGATATATCCGATGAGTACTCCCTTCCCTGATCCTGTCGGCGCCTGAACTAATATCATTCGATGTTTTTTTTCAAATAATTCTCGAATTTTATTAAAAATATCTTGTTGATATGGGCGAAGTTGCATTTATTTACAATCCTCATTTAATGTAAATTCTTCAGTTGAGTACCCGTCGGCTTTAAAATACTCATCTTCATTTTTTTTAATTGTTTTAATTCTATTTTCTGCTTTTTCTTTTGAATCATAAATTCCCATAATATTAAAGCCTTCGTAGTCAATTTCTTGTTTGCATACAAATAATTTCATTTAATTTCCTCCATCAATTTTATAATAACCCATGCAGAAAAAATTAACATTAAAATAAATGCGATTAAATTTTGTTTGATGATTTTAAATAGTTTCATTTTTTTTCCCATAAAGGATTTTCTATTTTCCAATTTAAAAAAAGATCTAATTCTGCAAATCCTGAAACTGAATATCCTAAATCCATATAAAATTTTGCATATTCAATTTTAGAAAATTTATTATCATTAAAATCAATTCTTAGATGATTTAAATCAATTTTCCCTGAATCAACTAAAAAACAAATTAAATTATTTTTGATAAACCTTTGAATTCCTTTTTCATCGATAATAGTATTATATTCTTTACCACTGATTTTTATTTTTATTCTTTTCATATTAAACTCCATTTTTCTAAATAAAATCCGTGTTTTATTACAAAATTAGGACTTTCGGGATTATCTCTTTTATTGTTTAGCACACAATCAAGACTTTCAATAGTTCTCATTTTAGATTTATTTTTAATATTTATCTCATGTACTATAAAATAATTCCCGCCCATTTCAGCAATCATATTTGCAAAGCCAATTTGATCTTTTGACATTTTATCTTTAGCGGTTTTTATTTCGTAGAATTCAACAGATAAGAATTTAGATTTTCCAAAATAATTTTTTTTTGGAACAAAAGCAATCCAATCCGCCCCGCCTTTATTCGGAATTCCATATCTCACAAATCCTTTTTCGGTTTTTACACAACCGGCATTGTTGCGGTAAATTTTTGCTTCCGGGTTATTTTGCTGGAACCAAATAAGGAAACGTTTTGATAATTCATTTGCTGTCATTTTTTTTACCTTAAACTTTCTATTATTTTTTTAACTCTTTGCCTAAATGAATAATCAGATTCTTCATAATACAATAACTTAACATTTTCATTTTCATCTTCAAAATAAACAGGATTACAACATTGATCTGTTTCTATATCTGAAATCATTCTGTCAATTTTTGGCATATTTATTATTATTTCATTTGCCGTCATTTTAATTCCTCGATTGCCTTGATTAAATTATGTAGTCTATATTTTCGTCCGTTAAATTTAAAATCAAAACTTATAACGGTATCCGTCTCTATAATTAAATCTTCGTCTTTGCCAAAATTTTCTACAACCTGACAACCTATTATCAAGTTTTTTATTTTATAATTTTTACTCATATAGTTTCACCCCATTTTTTACCCGTTGCTTTTTCGATAAGTTTTATATACCTGCAATTCTGGCAATTTATATCTTCGCATTTTATAGAATATTTAAAAAGTTCTTCTGAACAATATTGACATTTTTCACCTGTTAATTCAATTAAAGCCATTAACATTTCAGGTGCGTAAGAAATTAAACGAGCGTTTCTTGCTATTTCTATTTCTTGTATATGAAAAGGAATTATTGCAATTGTTTTTTTATTTTTATTACAAATTTTAAAATAAGTATTAATAATTTTTTGATCTTCTTCTTGAGACAAATTCCATTCGCCATTTGTAAAATCAAACTTATTTATCATAATCTTCCTCCATTTTATTTAATTGCATTTCAACTTTTTTGCATGAAAAAATACAATGCCTGCCGTATTTTGAATTACATGATTTACATTTTTGTTTGTCTTTGCTTTTTAATCGGGCGTCAATAATAATTCCGATAAAAATAAAAATTAAAACAATAGTAAAAATAATAAGTTGAATGTAAATTTTCAGAATGAACTCCTTTTATTAAAATTTAAAATAAGTCCAATAATTATAATTAAAAATAAAATAGGAAATAAAATTATACAAATAAATATTTTCATTTTTAAATTACTCTATTAAAAATATGCCCGTCTATTTCCGAGCTGTCAACCTGCCCAGCGCAGGATTTTTTACCTGGAGGAGTAATTTATGAAAAAATCGGAGTAGTTTTATTAATATTTTCATTTAGTCTTACGTTTATAATTTCCGGTGGATTAATTTCTTGTAATTTTCCTGTAAAATAAGAATCGTAATAAAATTCTCTTAATCTTCGATGTTGACCAAGGGAAACTCTTGTCAAGGCGCATTTTTTGCCGTCATTTGACCTATGAAGCGTAATTTTATCATCATTCCATTTTACAAGATCAATAGACTCGTCCGGTTTTATAATTTGCATAACTTCATTCAAAGTATTAGTTTTAATTTCAAACATAAAACTCCCCTTATCAAAATAGTCCTTAAAGACGCCGGGAGATTAACAGGCTCCCGGCATAGATTACTTAAATCAAAAAAACACTTTACTATTGTATTATCTCAAAATTTTCACTCACACGAAGTTACTTTTTTGAGTTTTGACCAAAATTAAATTAATAACTTTTTAAATAAATTAATCACTTGAATCAACCTTATAAACATATCCGCAAATTTCGCAGGAATATTCAGTTAAACATTTCCCGATTTCCTTAATGTTTCTTTCGTGTTTTAATTCTCTACATTTTAAAACCTCATCCGGTACATGATCCCAGCCATTTTGATAACCGAGATCAAGATAAATATTTTCCATAAACTATTACTCCTTATTAAAATATTTTATTTAAAATTTCATCAAATGCTTTATTATGCTGGTCAATCATATAAAGAAAATTATTTATGCTTATTTCTACTCTACCGACAAAAAAACCGTATGCTAATAGTTTAACAGAATTAAGATATATTCTTTCTTTTTCAGCATGCTCCTTTACCCAGTCAAGACCATCTTTACCAGAGCAATATGTATGTATTTCCATTTCTTTCTTTTGGATTTCATTATCAATCGAATAAATATTTTTCCCTTCACTAAAATTTGAAAAATATAAACATAAATGCTCATAAGTTTTTCCCTCCTTTTCTAACTTACAAAATTTTTCCATATAACTCCCTTAATTACATAAATTATTTTGTACTTTTTATTATTATACTTTTTACTTTTTTTTAATTAAATAGTTAAGTTCTAATAATGCCATCACATTATAACCGTTAGTTACTGGAGATTCCCTTACGGTACTCTGTCTCAAGTATAACGCCAGTTTTGAACTGGTTAATCGACTTTATTTCTAAAGCCTAACTTTCTATTTCAATCAGCGATCTGGTCGGCAGGCGTGGAGAGATATTCCGAGATTCTCACGTCTAACCAGATTTCGTCCTTATAGACTCATCAGGCTGATGTTTCTTTTTTTATCTTTTTGATAATAAAAATAAATACTACTACTGCGATAATAATTGCTAAACCAATCGCAATAAATAATCCATATTCATTCATAATTACTCCTTTATATGATTTATTATTTTAATCCAGTTACTTTAAAATTTCTTCTTGTAAAATAATTAACTAATATATTTTTTGAATTATTAGGTATCCATTTATCATTTATTAAAGAAGAACCAACATCTTTCTTAAAGAAAAAAAGACCTTTTTCTTTATTATATGCTGCATATTTAATAACATATTCAAACTCATGTTTTGTTAAACGTCCAGATACATAGAAGCAGTCTTGAGTATCTTGTATCGTTACAGTTAAACTATTGTTTGTTTTCATTTTCAACTCCTTTATATAGTTTTTTATATTATCCAAAAATTAAAAAACTTAAACTTTCATTGTTTTTAATACTTTTTAAAACACGTATAAGAGTATGTTTGCCCAATCTTCTTATATGACCATCATAGGCATCATCAATTTCTATTATATTCCATCTATTTCTTGTATGATAAAAATGTAATTTTTCGTACCATTCACTGTGACCTTCAAAATATTTGTTAGTTATATCATAATGTGTAGAAGGCAATTCATCCCTTATCAAATCACTTAAATTTGTAGAACTTAATTTACTATAATTCATTTTCAACTCCTTTGGATAATTTCTTATCCTTATAATTAAGTATAGTTCTTTATTTACATTTTGTCAACAAAATAATAAATTATTCAAATTGTGTTTGTGATTGATTTCACATTATCTGTGTGTTTTATCACAATAAATCTTTAAATTTTTTCCCTGGTTTTTCTGGATTTTCTTCCCAAAGTTTAGCTTTTAGTTCCAATTCTGCAAATTCTTTTTGAAGTTCGGCAAAATTTATACCTTCAAATGTAACTTTTTGTTTGTTTTTGGTTAATTCTGGTTCAGGGGATTCATCGATGTTATCAAATAATGTTTTCATATTTATAAATCCTTAAATAGTAAATTTGAATTATCTGGAATGTAAAATTCGTTTTTTAATTCTGCTTCTTTTTGTTTAATGCGTTCTATAGAAATGTCACAATATTTTTTTTCTTTTTCAATCAGAATACATTGTCTATTTAATTCTAAGCAAGAAATTCCAGTTGTTCCGCTTCCAGAAAAACAATCCAATATAATTCCTGATTTTGAATATTTTTTTATCAATTTTTCAAATAATTTTTTTGGCTTTTGAGTGGGATGATAATTTGATCTCTCCGATGGATCATCTTTAAACGCCCCACACCATCTTTGTGTAAATTTCCTGCAAGTCCCATAAAAAGAAGACCACGCCAATTCGCAATCGGCAAAATAATTTTCTCCTGTTAATTTATCCCAAACTATTGGCTCTTTTGTGTTCCCCAAAAAATCGGCATAATAATTAAATCCAAAAATTATTTGATTCTTTGAAATTTGTTTTATTTTATCAAAATATATTTTTGGAATTCTTTCCAAATCCCATTCTTGAGATTCTCCAAAATTTTTAAAATTTTTATTCATAAATCCTGTTATTTTTTTCCCACAAATACCATAAGGAGGATCGGTTAGAATTAAATCAATTGCTTTTTTTGGTATTTGCTGCATAATTTCAAAACAATCATTATTATACAAAACAATATTTTCAGTTTCAAAATATGGTTTTTCTTTAATTCTATTTTTTATTTCTTGTAATTCCAAAATTTAATCCTTAAATAGTAAATTTTCTGAATCCGGTAAATGGTATTTACCGTCAATACGTGCCTTTTCTAATTCAAAACGTTTTTCTTGAGCTTCAAAATAATCTTTGTCAATTTCGCAACCTGTAAAATCAAAGCCAAGTTCATAACAAGCGATTCGACTACTTCCTGAGCCTAAATGGCTGTCAAATATTTTGTCATTAGGTTTTGCGTAGTTTTGTAATAACCAGCGGTATAATGCAACTGGTTTTTGGGTGGGGTGAATTTTTTTATCATTAAAATTAGACAGGCTTCTTGAATATTCAAAAACTCTCAATGCCTTATTAAAAGATGTATATGCCAGTTCGCCATCTGCCAGACTAAAATCTCTTTGACCCTTATCCCAAAAAATCCATCCAGATGATCCGGAAAGAAATTGAACAAAATAATTTCCACCCCAAATTATTTGATCCTTGCTTATACGAAATAACTCATCAAAATATTTTTTATCGGGTGTTTTATTATTCCATCCTTTACTTGCTTTGTCCCAAAAATCGCCGCTATTCCAACCATTCTGTTTTGATCTTCCGCCTTCGAGTCGGCATAATTCGCCATATTCGGGATCGCAAATCGCTAACTCAAAGTATTTATCAGGAATTTTTTTCATGAATTCCATACAATCGCAATTATAAGCAACATTCCCCATTTTCAATACTCCATATTTTCAGTTATTACTCTCTTCCCAATACCTATTAAAATTCTCGTTGTCTTCAGATTACCCAAATCATCTTGAATATTTTTTACACCTTTTTTTAATTTATATCGGTCAATAAATTTTTTTAAAAACGCTGATTTTGAAAAACTCCCAAAATAATCAAGATAAGTTTGTTTAAAATTTTCTGTTGTTATCCAGGATTTTTCTGATTTTTCAAAATTATCATGAAAAAATTGATCCATCGTGTCGTTATCTTCGATATACATTTTTTTCGCTTCTTTGCATTCCTTTGATTCAGGAATTTTGTTATTACAGCGATCTCGAAGATCAACATATACTTTAATTAATAATTTTATAATTCCTGCGCCTTCTTTTTTCAAATCTTCGAGTAATTTTGCTTTGTCTTTCTCTTGATGAAGATTTTCAGGCAAAACACCCATTCTTATATATTCTTCTTTTTTTTCTTCGTCCGGGTAATAAACTGCCGAGAAAGGCAAAGTCAACAACCTATTCAAAAATGCCGCGTCATTTGCAGGAAAAAATCTAGGTAATTCATTTGTCAATAATATAAGTACCCACGTTTGACGAAAAGATACCATTTTTTCGCCTTTATTCTCTGCTTGAACTTCCGACAGGCTCGTAAGATTTTTAATGTAATTAATCGCAAGTTCTTCCGCCTCTGCAGACTCGTCAATAATCCCGGCGGTTGAATTTTTCAATTCAATGGTACCGAATCTTCGTTCGGATTTATCACCGTTTCGCATTATTACGGCAGGTTTTAGCATGACCGCTCGTTTCGCAAGTAGCCATATAAAAAAATCAGTTAAAGTATTTTTTCCATTATTGCCGAATTTTGAGTACCATATTTGAAAAGTCTTGAATCCTTTATTTGCAATCATTTGCGAAAAACAATACAACGCCGTTTGTCTTGAGTCTGGGTCAGGAAACATTTGTTTTAATATGCTATCAAATAATTTAAGGTCATCGTTTCCATTTTTTATATCGTCAACCGTGAATTAAAACGGGTTTTTAAAATATTCTTTTTCTTCCGGTTCTCGCCTGATAATATTTTCACCAGAAAAATCT